GCCGAGCCGACCGCCGAGCCGACCGCCGAGTCGACCGCCGAGCCGACCGCCGAGCCGACCGCCGAGTCGACCGCCGAGCCGACCGCCGAGTCGACCGCCGAGCCGACCGCCGAGCCGACCGCCGAGTCGACCGCCGAGCCGACCGCCGAGTGGACCGCCGAGCCGACCGCCGAGCCGACCGCCGAGTGGACCTCTTGTTTGAGGAGCTCCAGAACAAGCGCGGCCGTGGGTGCCGCCCAGGCCAACACGATTGGAGAATCAACCCACACGACGTTGTCGTGCCAATCCAATCCCGCATATTCGTAGCAGCGGCGGATACCGTCCTCCACCACCCGGCGGTCCGCGGGTTCAGTGGAGAGACCGAACTCGATCCACATCTGCGCCCATGGCGCCAGTTCGGCTTTCTGGGCGTCGGCGAGACCGGTCAGCTTCTTCACTTGGCCTCAAGAAGGACAGGTCGTTTGACGGTGAGCCGTTTGAGGCGGCGGGTGACCCGGCGGCTGATCAGCCGGTGACGCCAGTTACCCGGATCCCAGTGGCTCTGGCCGGGGACGTCGACGTGGCCGCCGATCCCGTCGTAGGCCTGCCATTCGGCGCAGGTCATCTGCCACGGGTCGTCGTATCCCCAGGCGGCGGAGCCCTTCCAATCGCGGATCTTCGTCGGGTCGACCGCCGTCGGATTGCCGGTCGCTTCCCGCAATCCGTGGATCTGGTTGGCGGTCTCGCGGGCGATGATCCGGTACTCCCAGCGGTACAGGTACGCCGGGTCGTTGATCGCCGGCAGAGTGAACTCACATTGGAGGCAATGCCCCGCATGGTTCGTCTCACAGGCGGCCTTCGGCCGGGGACCGGGACCTTCCAAGGCGTACGCCGACTTCAAGACATCGCAGTGCTGGAGGCGGAGCACGTCACCGTCAGCGAGAGTCACGATCGGGTCGCCTTCGATGTCGGTGTACCAGGCCCGCAGATCGAACCGGCCCGGCTTGAGACCATGCCCGCCAGCCCAGGCGACAGTGAAATGCGGCGGATACGGATAGTCGTAGAGGCGGATCCCGACAGTCACATGCGCGACGTAACGGGCCGGCAGATCCGGGCGGCGGATCGTCCCGCCGGTCCGTTGCGTCGTCTTGACCACCGCCCGCCGATACCCCTGAATGCTCTCGAACGAAGTCATGACGCCTCCTCGAAGTCGTGGTCGGATTCGGTGAAGACCTGACCGGCCCAGACGCCGTAACGGTCCACCGGACGCATCGCCCCGACCGCGGCGGCGCATTCGGCGAACACCGGACAGATCCCGCACACCTTCAACGCCCGGGCGGTCGCCTGCTCCCGCCGCCGGTGACCCCCCACAAGCCGGGTATGCGCGAAGAAATCAGCGGACGACGCCCAAGCCGGGATCCGTTCCGGCGCGCAGGCCGCCTCCGCCGTCCAGACACGTTCGCCGACTGCTTCGGTGAGAAGAGTCATACGGCCACCTCGAGAGCACCGAGAAGCCGCCACTCGTACTGCCTCGACTGATGCCGGTGCCGCTGACACAGCCGGCGGTGGATCAGATGCCCCGACGTCTGCAGCTGATGGATCCGCGCCGCGTACCGGGGGATGTGCTCATCGAGGAACTCGGTGCCGCACACCCAACCGACACTGACCATCCGCAGAACCTGATCCTGCTGAGTCACGCCGCCAGCTCCTCGTCCTCGTCGTCGAAGCCGCAGAGGAATGGGGGGAGGGCGTCGAGACCCAGAAGCAACGCCAGTAGCACGATCGAAACCACCACACCGACCTGATCCACCGTCGACCAACTCATGAGCCCACCACCCGTAGAACTGGTGACGGTGCCCCGGGTATGGCTTCCCCTACACCCGGGGCACCGTCACTCAGACCACACGACCCTGTCTCACAGTCCGGGCAAGCCGGCGACGCACCGAACCTGATCCCGTGATGCAACAGGTGCCGCAACATGGCCGGCACATCCGAGAAGACACCGGCGAACAACATCAGATGGGTGTCCCCGACGGCGACCTTGAATCCGTTGAGCTCCAACTCGCGGATCGCCTGACGGTCCGTCTCAGAGAGAATCATCGGCGGGTCGCTTCGTCGATGGCGTCCCCGATCCGGGGGGGCCATGTTTCGAAAAGGGGCCCGGCAGCACCGCCGCCGTGGGGGAGCGGCTTGGGCGTCCGGCGACGAGGAGCCGGAAGGGTGCTGCCGGGCGGCCCGCCCTCTGGGTGGCGGGAGAACCCGGAACCGGCTGCGCTAACGCCACGAGGATGGGGCACCCGTGACAGCCGGTTCCGAGACCAAACCAAGTCGACCATCAACGCCGCCCAGCCGAGGACCATGAACGCCACCGAAGCGACCCCCAACCGGTAATACGCCTCCAAGTCATCCACCGCGTACACGGCCAGGTAGGCGCAGACCCAGGAAGCGACGAAGAACGGGATGGCGATCATGTGGGCACCCCCAGGCGTGTCAGACGGACGATTCCCCACTGGATCTGCGGCCGCGACCACGACTCGACGGGGGTGTGCACGTCACCCAACCAACGGACCGGCGAACCACACACCAGGCAACACACCGGGGGGCGGGCCGTCATGCTGCGTCCCGTTCCCCGACGAGGTCGGCGGCGGCGAGCAGAACCTCGAACGCCAGGTACATCTCCTGGGCGTTCAACCCGACCCGCACGATCTCCCACTCAGCCTCCGGACGGCCGGTCCGAAGCCTCGAATCCTCCACCCCCACCACCCAGGCAACCGCATCGGCGAACTGCTCGGCACCCCGCGCGCTCCAAGTCACCTCACGGGAATCCCAAGTCGACGTCCCCCACGCCTCCATCAACGCCGCTCGATCAGCGTCCGTGAGGTACGCGTGATCCAACAGATGCCCGATCTCGTGGAGCAACACCGTCGGCAACCGAGGACTCCCCGGCTGGCACACGACGATCCCGCCGTCCGTGACATACGCGGAGACGATCCCCGCACACCAGTCACCACCGACCACCAACTCGACCGGAGGGACCTCGACACCGGCCAACTCGTATCGGGACACCGCCCAATCGAGCAGAGACGGATCATCCACGGCGCTCGGCCAGGCGACCACCAGGCTGGCCGTCGCGCCAGCGACAAGCCGTCTGATCACGGTGCGAACAGCCGTCATGCCGCGCCCCGATCCACGGTGATCCCGAACTTGGCTTCGAACTCGGACCGCGGGATGCGGTGTGATTTGCCGACGCGGATGCTGGGGATGTCGCCGGCGTTGATGAGCGTGTAGATGGTGTTGAGGTGGACACGGAGGATGGCGGCGGCTTCGGGAGGGGTGAGGAAGGCCGCTCTGTCGTCGGTGGACTGTGTCATGTAGTGGTTTATATCACCTACCGGGGGGTGATGTCAAAGTCGCAGTGGATTCGGGGTGGGCTGTGGACAAAGGCCCATGGGGGGTGTACGTTGCTCGGTATGGAGAACAGGTTCATGCACGAAGGGGCGGTGCTGATTCGGACCGCGTCGGCGCGGCTCGGGTTCAGCCAGCGGGAGATCGCTCAGTCGATCGGGGTGAGCGCCCAGGCGGTGAACAAGTGGTGGCACGGGGAGTCGGAGCCGTCACGGGAGCATTTCGCTCCGCTTGAGCGGCTGCTCGAGCTGCAACGCGGGGATCTCAGTCTCTTGTACGGGTTGGTGCCCGCCGGGCGGATCGAGGTTGAGCGGGACGGCAACGGCGATCTGCTGGTTAGAGTTTCCGGTTCATCTGATCCGGGGTGGCTCAAAGGGATGGAACCCCTGTTCGATAACCTGGTCGCCGCCTGACCTGATCCCCGTTTGCTAGCTTCCAACGGTGGACCGCTCAGCGTTCGTTGAGTATCTGACGGCCCGGGGACTGGCCGGGAAGAGCGTCCGGTTGTACGTCCGGGCCGTCGAACTGGCCGACCTGGCGGTCGGGCCACTCGAGACCGTGTCCGCGGTGGGGCTCGCCGACTATGCGGATACTCTCGCCGCCGGGTACTCGACGCGGCGGCATCTCAAGACGGCGCTCACCGCGTACTGGCAGATGCTCGACGTCGACGGGCCGATCCTGGCGGTGCGGGTCCCGCAGAAGCCACGGGGACGGTGCCGGGCCCTCGACGAAGACGACGCCCGGGCCATGGTCAAAGCGGCGGTCGGGTGGTACCCGCAGGGACTCGCCGCGCTCTTCGGGTTCTACCTGGCGCTCCGATCCGCCGAGATCGCCTGCGTGCAGCTCTCCCGCTTCGACGCCGAATTCGCCTGGTACACCGTGACGGGCAAAGGCGACGTCACCGCCACCCTCCCCGTCCATCCGACCCTCGCCGCCGAGATGCGTAACACGGATGTCACGGATTGGGTGTTCCCCGGCTCCCAGGGCCGCAGTCATGTCACCGCGGCCACGATCTGGAACTGGGTCCGGGAAGTCGCCAGTCAAGCCGGAGTCGACGAGGCAGTGTGGCCGCATCGGCTCCGCCACACCGCGCTCGCCACCGCCAACGACCGGACCGGCGACCTCCGCTCCGTCGCCGACTTCGCCCGCCACCGCGACGTCGCCGTCACCATGATCTACACCCGGACCACCGAAACCAACCTGAGGAAAGTCGCTGACAGCCTCGAGTACCTCTGAAACGCAAAGCCCCCCACCGAAGTGGGGGGCTCGCCTTCCCGGCCCTCGAAGAAGCCGGGCGGGTAGTGTGATGTCATGGCGATGATCCAATGCCCCGAGTGCGGCAATCAGGTTTCCAGCGCCGCGACCGCCTGCCCGAACTGCGGGCACCCCATTCAGGGACCGCAGCAGCAGAGGGTTCCTTCGGCGGTGGGGACAGGTGTCGGCAGGGGGTTCGGTGGCTGTGCCGGGATGCTGCTATTCCTGATCGCCCTGATGGTCCTGGGCGCGGTGCTCAGGGAGTGTCAGGGATAGGATCTCACTGATCAGGGCTCCGGGTGAGAGCCGATGCCCGCAGCCGTCCTCACTGCAGGAGGTCGGTGAAGGCGACGTCGGGACGGTCAGGTTGATCGCAGCGTCGAGGTCCTGTGTCACCCGTCCCGGACCGCCTCGATCGCTTCTTTCCCGGCGTCATACGCCGCGCCTGCGCTGACGCCGGCTTGGGCACCGACGACGAGCGCCAGGACGAAGGGGACCACCTCGAAGCCGTACTGGACGGTGGTGTAGAGGGGGAGAAGGATCAGGCCGTAGGCGGCGGCGAGCGCCTGACCGGCTTCCGGCTTCCACTTCCCGAGGGCGTCGAGTATCCGTTTAGTGACTTCGACGAGCGCGGAGATTGCGATGGCGGCTCCGGCGACGGTCGCCAGACCTTCCGCTGGGCTGATCTGTTCCATGATGGCCTTTCCTGGTTGATGGGTGAGGCGGATGAGCTGCTTCGTATGACCAGGTCCGTTGTCAGGCGGAGACGCGTACACCGCGGGCAGTGAGCTGCCACTGGCGGTCTCTCCAACGGAGCGTCCGGTCCCGGTAGACGGCGAGATCAACGTGATGGGAGCCGTCCCGGCGGGTCACGACGTAACGGGCGTAGCCGAGACCCTGCGGATCAGCCAAGGTCCCTGATTCGGCCGTCGTGTATACCTGCGGTTCGCCTTGGGGTGACCATCGGGTCTCATGCGACTGCGCCAACCGATGTGAATGACCGACAACGATCCCCGAGTTGAGCTGCTCGATCGACGCCCGGGCCGAGTTGCCCGCACCCCGCGCCGCTTTCCAGCCGTGGGTGGCGAGCAGCTCGTCGGCGAGTTGGACTGTCCCATGCGGGTAGGAACCTCGCGAGTCGGTGACCGTTTCGAATCCGAGTTCCCCGAGCCGGGCCAGGTGATGGACGGTGAGGAGCTGCTCGGGTGCCGGGTCGTCATCGGTGGCTGCCCGTCTGAGACCGAACAGTTGAGGGAGCTTCTCGAGGAGCGCCTTGTCGAACCGTTCGTCATGGTTGCCCATCAGAATCTTGCGGCGGCCCGCCGAGTTGCCGCCGGCGGCTTCGACCCGTTCGGCGTGGACCCGGTGAGCGGTGTCGACGCAAGCGACGACCGAAGCGGCGTAATCGGTTCCGTCTTTCGAGCGATGTCGGCTGATATCCGGCAGGTCGGCGACGTCGCCCATGTTGAGAAGCCCGTCGGGTTGAAGGTCACGGAGCAACTCGCAGAGGAGCTCTTGGAGCGGCCAGTTGATGAACGGCGCCTGATCGTCACCGAAGAGGACCCACAGCAGCGGTTTCGTGTCAGACGGTAGAAGACGGCTCCGAGCCGGGTTGCCGGGGGTGAGATGTTGGAGTCCGCTGAGGAACCGTCCCCACGCGGTTTCTTCGAGAGGCGGGATGTAGGAGAGGTAGGCTTTCGTCTGGTGGAGGGGAACGACCACCGTGTCACCGTCCGCGCCGACATGGAAGCCTTCCCATTCGTTGACGGTGACCTTCTCGAGCTGCCAGTCGGCGGAGTCGAGGCCCCGGGCTTCGAGCATCGCCTGGACCCGGTCCCGGTCGGCGCCGACAGGGAGGGTGACTTCGGTGATATTGCCACGGCGGGTCACCCCGGGCCGTTCCGCGGCTTTCGAACACGGTTTGCAGGGAGTCGGGCCACCGCAGTGTTGGCACGCCTGGGCAGCTTCCACCTCACCGGTGATCACTTGGCCGCCTGGTAGGCGGCGGCGTCAGGGAGACAGTGGACACACTCCAGGTTCCGGTGCCGGCCGATCTGCCCGTCGCTGATCTGCTGGCCCCGGGCGCGGAGATGCCGGGCGATCGTCACCTGACGGATATGCGCGTAGTCGGGGTCCCACAGCAGCCGCCGATACTCGTCCGCCTCGTCGGGAGGGAGGCTGTTCAGGTAGTGGCGGAGCCGGCACGGCGGACCCGTGATCCGCTCCGCGGCCTGTACGTCGCTGATCACACCCATCGGGTGCTCCTTCCCGTCTTCGGCCGGATCGGATTGAGATGTGTTCAGAGGGCGGCGGTTCGGGCAACGAGCCACACCCAGGCGACCAGGTTCCCGATGCCGATGGCGCCGACGAGCCACCGGATCGCCCGGGTGCCCGACCGCAGGTTGGCGATGAAGGTCTGGTTGTCGATGACGATCTTCTTGTATCCGCCGTCACCGACCGCCGGGTCGCCGTACCAGTCGGTGTGCAGTTTCTCGACCCGGCCGTTGATTTTCCGGACCTCCGCGTAGATCATCATGTCCCGTTGCGCTGAGGTGAGGGACCGCATGCCTTCTTCGGCGGCCCAGTTGTCGAGACCGTCGGGGAGGGGGGGTGTGGTAGTCATCGGAGCCTCCGGGGTCGATGTAGCAAGCTGATCCGTCTTCGGCCGGGACAGGAGTTACTCAGACCTCTCGGGCCAGGTCCTCAGCGGCCTTGTTCGGGTCGCTGATCCGTTCGAGCGCCTCATCCAAGGCGGCTTGGAGCCGCTGGTTCTCGGCGGTCAGGTCGCCGCGCATCTTCTTCGCCTCATCACCGAGCTCCGCGGTTACGGTGTCGAGACGTTCTTCGAGGGTCTTGACTTCGGCGGCGCGGGCATTCGTCTCGGCCTGAGCAGCGACAATGACCCCGAGCTGGGTCTCTTCCTGCCTCTTCAGGGTGCGGATGATCTCGGTGCGTTGCGCCACATCGACCTCCAACCCGGCGATCCGGTTCGCCAGCCTGGAGACCAGGCTGTTCACGTCGATCTGGACATCCATGCCGTCAGGGTTCGAGGGGACCACCGCTTCGTCGCTCATACTGCCTCCAATGCAGCCAGTCGGGTCTCGATGTCTGCGAACTTCTCCTTCGATTTCGCCAGCAGAGCGGACAAGACGATGCCGGTGTCCCATCCATCGAGCACCCAATCGCCCTTCTCGTCTTGGTGGTGGGCCGCCGCCCAGGGGAAGACTTCCTCCACCTGCTCAGCGACCAGTCCGATGAACGGGTTGGTGCGGCCCCGTTCGGCATCGGGGATCGAGTCGAAGCCGACGGGGACCAGATCAAGGATCGGGTTCACCCACGGTTCGGATGCGACGGCACGAGCCGTGATGTACGACGGGAGTGCGTCGGTAGCGAGGACCGGCCAGATGTTCTCTTTGATCGCCAAAACGGAAGTGGATCGAATCCATTGACGTGTGGAGAACTCGCGTAAATCGGCGGCTGAGGCCGTTGTTCCCCCGGCATGGCCGGTGTGGTTCATCCCGTCATGTGGGGTAAGGGTATGCCCCGTGATGTTGGCGAGCGTGTGGCCGGTGTGGTCGAACCCGTTGTGCGCCGACGAGATGTGGGTGCCTGCGTGAAGGACGAGGTTTCCACCTATCGTCATGGTCCCATCGCGCAGGAACCTCGCAACCTCATCGACAATCGCCGCGTCGTTGTCGTCGGCCACGTTGTCCAGCAGGATCACCAGATCGCTGCGACCGAACGAGGCTTGACGGTCAGCAACAATCGCAGCCTTGGCCGCAGTGTTGCCGGTCGTCGCGTCGAAGAAGATTCCAAACAGGGAACTGTCAGCGTTCCCCGCGTTGGCGTAGTTCAGTCGAAGATGTCTTACCGTCTGCCCTGTGATGCTGGTGTCATTGATGATGTGGACCAGCGCGGCGTCCTGCCCGGTTGGGGTATTCGTGACTCGCACCCGTTCGGAGGTGCCGGTAATGATCGAGAGCCAGTTGTTACCGGCGCCGCCGGAGACTTGGCCGATACCGGTGTCGGGGTCGGCGGCGAAAGCGAGGCCGGGCGCGGACAGGACACCGTCGTCTATGAGGAGCGGCACCAGCGCCGACACTGATGCTGGTCCAAGTTGCAACACAGACACCAACGACCCGGCAGGCTGCGAATCACGGACCCGGAATTGGAGGAGCAGTTCCGACGGGGACCGGATTACTCCATCTGCCAGTGTCCCTGTGGGGGAGAAGAACTGGATGATGTCCTGGTCGGCACCACCGACCAGGCGGACCCGGCTGCCGGAGGTCGAGGTCTGGATCGTCGCCCCAGTGATCGTCCCCGCGGTAATCGACCCCAGGTCCGCGGCGACCGCCGACAATTGCGAGACGTTGGTCTTGATCGGCGTGACCTGCGTATCTGCGATCTTCGCCGTCTTGACCGAACCATCGGCAAGCACCCGTTCGTCGACCGCCGAGTCGCCGAGTTCCGCGGACTGGACCGCCAGGGGACTCAGGGAGGCGTCCGCCGAGTAGCCGGAGACGTTGCCTGCGTGGTCGACGGCCCGGACCCGGAAGAACAGGGTGACCCCGTAGTCGGCGGCGTCGGGGGCGGAGCGGACCTTCACGGTGTCGCCGGCGGCGAGCTCCTCGTAGGAGACGTCGATCACATCGACCTTCGTCGTCGGCGCGGGTGACAGGCCGGCGAACACCCGGAACCGTTTGATGTCGAGGTTCGCCGCCCCATACCCGCCGGAAGACAGGTTGACGCTGAGGACGAGACGGCCGCCCGGTTTCCGGACGATCGTCGGTGTCGGGGGTGTCGCGGGGGCGATCGTGTCCGCCGACACGACGACCGTCGCAGTCGACGACCAGGCGGACTTGTTGCCGTTGCGTCTGACGGCACGGAACCCGAGGTCGTAGGTGGTGTCGATGTCGAGGCCACCGATGGAGGGGTCGGTGTCGTCGGGTTCGAAGTCGGTTTTCTCCCAGTTGTCGGCGGAGCCTTGGATCCGCCACCGGGCTTTGATGACCGTAAGGTCGGTGAGGGTGGAGCCGTCGGTGTTCTGTGTCGGGTTGACCCACGACGGGGTGATGCGGCCCTTCTCACGGCCCCGTTTGTTCAGGTAGACGGAGCCGGTGCCGGCGGGGCTGGTCGGAGGGTTGGGGACCTGGTCGGAGGTCTTGAACCGGGTCTTCTTGAATTCGCCGTCTATCGATTCGGTGAAGGCGACGGGTTTGGTGCCGAGCCACAGATGGTCGGAGGCGGGTTCGAGGGTCAGGTAGTCGGTGAGATCGGTCCAGACGCCTGCGGAGGAGCGGTGGTAGACGCCCATGCCGTCGGTGATGCGCCAGGACCAGCCGACGACCCGGATCCGGCGGGGGGAGAGATGTTCCCCGGCATATTGAACGTCGATGGTGAGGTCGGTGAACCCGTGGTCGGGGTCGTAGACCAGGACGGTGTCCCCGAGCCGGAATTCGCCTTGGATGTGGAAGTCGCGGGTGTCGAGCTCCCAGTATTCCTTGGTTTCGGAGTCGGCGTCGAGGAGCGCCTGCGCCCGGGTGGCGGCGTTGGCTTCGGAGATGTCGACGTCGGAGGTGACCCGGGTCCGCTGCAGCGCGTTGCCGTGGAAGTCTTTGAGAGTATGGGTGGCGTCGGCGTCGCCGACGATCAGGGTCTCGGCTTCCCCTTCGGCGAACACGACTTGGCGGAGGACCCGGAGCGTGTCGTCTTTGCCGCCCCGCAACGCCTGGACGGGGACGGGTTTGACTCCACCGGCGCCCGGCGCGTCGAACACGAGGACAGGAGGGAGGGTCTCGGATTCGGGGGCGGTGATGTACAACTGGGCTTGACGTCCGGCGTCGAGGGTGCCGTCAGGGTTGACCCGCCATTCGCAGGGTGTCGGGTTGGCGGGGGAGAAGAGGCTGCACACCGCGTCGATCGCCTCGCGGGGCGTCAGGTACTGGATGGCGGCGGTGAGAGTCCCCGTGACCGAATTGAAGACCCCTTCGACGATCGACCCTCCGGGGGGGAGCAGCGCCCGGATCCAGTTGGCGAACGTGTCCGCGGTGAGCGACACCTCCGTCTCATGGATGTCGCCGATCCCGTCGACGTCGCCGAGATGCAGCCCGACACCGAACCCGGCGACACTCAACCCCTCCGCCCCCGCGGTAGGGGTGCGGAGGAGTACCCCGGAGAACCGGGACAGCGACTTGAGGGCGGCGTCGTTGTGGCGGGCCGGGTCGACCCGCTGGTCGGTGACCACCAGATGATCCCACTCCGTCAACGCGTCCAACACCGTCTGCGGCGTGTTGGGACTGAGATCGATCCGGAACCGCCCGGCGGCCTGGACCCACTCCTCAACGAAGCTCATGCCGAGACCACCACCTTCTCGGACCGCCACTCGAGGTACTGGTCCCACAGGTCGGAGTCCTGGTCACCGGATTGGACGCCGCCGCCTTCGTCGATCTCTTTGGAGATCATGAACGGCAGCCGGGCGGCAGTCTTGTTGAGGGTCCCGGTGCCGGTGGTCAGGGTCGCGGTGAGTTCGGAGCCGATCATCCACCGGTGCCCTGAGCCATCGACGGTGTCGCGGATCATCGCCCCGGTGGGGATCGGGGAGGTGATGGACCCGGTCTCCCCGGAACGGAGGCTGAGCGCCAAGCCGGAAGTGTCGGACGTGTAGACACCGTCGATGATCCGGGAGCCGCGTCGGACGCCGAGCTGGACGGTGAGGAGCCCCTGGAACGTCACGCGGGGCTGGACGAGTTCGATGACGCACCGCTCGGGGGTGTTGCGGATGATCCGCACCGCGTACCAGTCCCCGACCGCCGCGCCGTCATGGCGGACCGCCCAGACCGTGGACCGCCAGGCGGCGCCGTCGTAGTGTTCGACGTCGAGCCCGCCGTCTGTGTCGGGGGTGACGCGGACCAGGTTGTTGCCGATCTGCCAGTCGAGCGGATCGTTGGGGGCGTCCCTGCCGGCCCGGAGGAAGCCGTCGAGGAAGATTTCGCAAGCGCCCTTGTAGTAGGAGGCGGGGGCGACCATCCAGATCGGATGGACGTCGGCGTCGACGTTGAGCCGGACCCTCGACGTGCCGTCCGAGCCGACCCGGGCGAGGGTGGTGACCCCGGCGGACGGGTCGAAGGTCCGCCAATCCACCGGGGGACCGACGTAGCCGACACCGGGCCCGGTGTACGAGTGGTCGTTGGTGAGGGTCTTGCCGGTGAGTTTCGACTGGAACCGGACCGCCACCTCGCTGCCGAGACGTGTCAGGACCGCTGTCCAGCGGCCCCAGCCGTTCCCGGTGAGACTCACGATCCGGGCGGAACCGCCGGCAGCAACATAGAAGGCGTCGATGAGCGGGTCCTCGGACCAGGTGACCGCGATCGGGAGATCCGGGTTCCGGAGGGTGGCGTCGAGTTCGTCGATCAGGGCCCGGGTCTGCGCCAGCGATGAGCCGACGATGTCACCGGAGAGACGCAGGACGCCGCCTTGGAGGTCGACGCCGGTGACTTCAGCGACGGTCATGGAGAGTCTCCCGATGCGGAGGGTGGCCATCAGTTGACTCCCCTACGGTTGGCGTCGAGTTCGGCGGCGGTGTAATGCACGGTCGCTTCAGCGAACTTCTTGCCGTCGATCTGGATGATCACGGTCCCCGGGTCGATCCGGACCGTCGGATTGAATCCCGGGGACTCGCCGCCGAAACCGGATCGGGTGGCGGGGGTGGGGATCGTGAACGGCAGAGTCGGGGTGGGGAGCCCCGCTGCGGCGAGCAGCCCGTAGGATTCGAGGATCTGGTTGAGGGTCGTCGAGTAGATCCCCGCCTCCCGGCCCAGATCCCGGAACGCCTGCACCGATTCGGGGGCGGTTTCGGCGAACGTCGCTTCCGCGGCGTTGACCTTGCCCTGCGCCTCGATCAGTTTCAGGGCGGCGGCTTCACGGTCCTCCTCCGAGGCCTCCGTGTCACCGAGCGCCGCCTGATAGGCCTCTGCCGCCTCGGCCAGGTCCTTCTGCGCCCCGATCAGGGTGAGCGCGGGGGACGCTGCCACCAGGGTGGCGTCGATCAATCCACGGACCGCGGCTGTCGCCGTGTTGAAGTCGGCGGCCATTTCCTCGGCGGAGCGGCCCAGGTTGCCGAGGCTCGGATCGCGTGCAGTCCTCTCGAGTCCTCGAATCGCGGCTTCGGCGCGGTCGACGGCGATCGCCAACTTCGGAAGGTCCTTGTCGGAGGTGACCTTCACCTTGTCAGCGAACGCGAGGAGCTCCTCGTTGGTGGCGGTGAACGGTGTCTTGAGCCCGACGAGGGTGTCAGCGACGAAAGTGACGACCGGGACGAGATCGAGAGCGAGTTCAGAAGCTGAGTCTTTCAGCTCACCTATGGCGGTGGCCATCTCCTTGGAGGCCCGGATCGCGGGGTCGCCGCCTTCGGCGTAGGCGGTGACGGCGTTGGTGGACTGTTCCTGAATGATGGCCAGGGTCTCGAGCGCCTTCGCCTGAGTCAACGCCTCACCGGTCAGCTTGGACATGCCTTTGGCGGCGAGGCGGGCCTGGACGTCGGCTTCGGAGACTTTGACGTTGAGGGCGATCAGACCTTCACGTTCACCGAGCATGGCCCGCTGGATGCGGCTGATGGCGTCCTCGACGGAGACGGTGCCGCCCTTCCATTCGGAGAGGGCGTTGGCGAGGAGCAGCACCTCTTTGGTGGTGTCCGCCGCTTCCTGCTTGCCGAGTTTGAGGGCGGCGAACAGGTCTCCGGTGTCGGCGATCAGTCCCCGCATCCCCGATTCGGAGAGCCCGAACACCTCGTTCTGCTCATCCGCCCACGCGCCCAACTCGTCGGTCATGCCCTCGAAGACGGTGGCGAACTGCCGTTCCCGGGCTTTGAGAGCGATCCCGGCGTTGAACATCGCGGATGTGAAGTCAAGGACCTGCTTCACCATCACCCCACCGATGGCGGCCTTGGCGACCCGGGAGAGGCCTTGGAGGGAGCCGCCCATCCGCTGGGCGCCCTGGCGGACCGCCGTGTCGTCCATGACGACTTCGAACTGCAAGGTCCGTTTCCGTGAAGCCCCGGCCATCAGCCGACCCCGAGATGCGAGTAGAGCCGGGCGTGGGTGTCGACGGTGAGATCCCAATACTCGTCGGGGGTGTACATGTAGGCGCGGCAGACCGCGGGCATCGTCTCCACCCAGAACAGGCCATGGTCCGAGTCGTAGTCGCGGGCGAGCCACAGCGGCATGTCGGCGAGGAGGACCTCGACCTTCCTATCAGTGGGGATGATGGGTTCCATTGGTCACTCCGGGAAGGCTTTAGCGAACGCGGAGAGGACCCGGTCGGCGTACTCGTCGGCGATCCGGGGCCGGAGCCGGCGGATCGTCGGGTGGATCACGTAGCCGGGGCCGTCGTCGGCGTCCTGGTTCCAGGCGTTGCCCCGCCAGCCCCGGAACTGCTTGTAAGCCCAGGCGCCGAACTCGTGGCCGAACGCGTCGGGGACCCGACCCGAGTTGAGCGCGACCGACGCCGACCGGTTCGAAGCCCGTGACCCGATGACCCCGGAGCGGGTCAGACGCACGAAACCGCCGCCGAGGCTCGAAGCCTGGCGGCGGCTCTGTGAGGCGACATCCTCGGCGATCGTCTTGTGGGCACGCCGCAACGCGACAGTGAGCCGGGGGTCGACCTGACGGAGCCCCGCCTGGAACTCTCTGAGTCCACGGATGACGACCGCGTCGCCCATCGTTACGGGGCGGTGTCGGTGGTCCGGTACAGGCAGGTGATCGCCGTCCCGGGACCGGTGCCGGTGTCGAGGCATTTGAAGGCGAGCGGCTGCTCGAGCTCCTCCGGGCCGTCGACCTGCGGGGTCTCGCCGTCGAAACGGACGTTGCAGGTGAACTGCAGATCGAAGTTGTAGGCGCCCGAGATCACCGCGCCCCGGAAGAGCAGCACCAGGGCGGCTTCGGTGCCGGCGACGAACCGGGTGTAAGCGGTGAGGTCATCGAAGTGGGCGTCGAGCTGCCCGCCGTATTCCCTCATCCCGGCTTCGAGCGGTGTCTTGATCAGCTGCGAACCGAGGACATGCCGGTCGGCGGCGAGACCACTGTCACCGTTGAGTGTCACCGAGCGGACCGGCTGGGACGCGGCGGCGATCTGGAGGGTGCCCTGCACGAAGGTGAGCAGCGTCAGCGACGCCGGGTAGGAGGCCACCTCGAGACCCGTCGACGTGTCCTCATCTTCGGCGGCGACATCCACCTGGAGTTTGGCGATCTCTCCGACGTCGCAGGCGATCTCCCACGACGGGATCAGGCAGCCGTGGTACGTGAACGGGCGAACCGTTCCCCCGAGATCGGGGCGCCCGGCCTGGATGGTGAGCCCGACCGGGAGATCGCCGGGGGTGAACGTGTGATCCCAGACGGTGGGGTTGCCGCCGGCATCCGGTTGGTCGCTGACCACCGTGCCGAACATGTGCTTGAGCCAACGCCCAAATGACTTGTTGGCGAGCTCCATCGAGATCTGGCCGCCAACCGTTTTGCGGCCGGAGGCCCAACGATCGGATCTGAGGACCCGGGTCCCGGCGCGGAGACCCTTCGATTCGAGACGTTCGATCTCCAGCTTGAGGGACTCGGATTCGAACTCGTAGAACCGGTCGACCGCGACCGGTGTGCCGTAGGTGACTTCCTCGGCGACGCCGAGTTGAGCTGAGAGGCCGGTCTTCATCGGTTATTCCTCCTCTGGCTTCTGCTGTTTGGGAGCCTTGGCCGGCGTCCATCCCTGACGGAGCAGGGACTCGGCGACGGCGTCGGGAACCTCGACGGGTTGACCATGGACGGCGACGATCCCCGCGGCGGGGATCTCGACGGCTTCGAACGGGCCCCGATAGATGAGGATCTGCATTGCTGCTCCTTCAGGTGACACGGACAGAGATCGTGAAGGTGAGGTCGAGGAAACAGATCCGGGAGGCGACACCTGCAAGTTCGGCGGCGACCTGGTCGACCACGTAGCCGATGTCGTCTGCTTTGAGAGTGTTGTCCCCGACTGCGGGGAGGGTCTTGAGTTCCTCGAGGACCTCGACGGCGAGTGCCTCGGCACGGTCACGGGCCGCCTTGGCGACGGTTTCTCCGGCGCCTGGCCGGGTGGCGGCCACGGTGGCGGTGATCGTCATCTCGTCGGTGCGGCGCAGCTGCCCGAGGGCGGCCCACGGGGTATTGCCGGTGATCTGACCGGACCCGAGGACGATCACGGCGGCCATGTCGACGTCAGGTGACGGGTCGTAGGTGTACACGGTGACACCGGCGAGCCCGGGGCGGGCATCGAGGGCGGCCTTGAAAGCGTCGAGGAAGTCACCGAACGGGAACTGGGCCATCAATTCACCCGCGGCAGCCGGTACCGGTTGAGGACCTCGTCGATCACCGGGATACCGGTCGGGGTGTTCGGGCCCGGCGCGGCGAGCCTCCAGGTACCGAGATCGGTGGTCTGTGTCAGGGCCCGTTCCGGGATCGAGGATCTGACGGCTTCACGCAGCAGCATGAGCAGCGCCGCTCGGTGGATGTCCCCGGGTACCCGTTCGAAACCGTGTTCGTAGGCGACGGTGACGTTACGTGGGTCCGTCGACGTCGGGGCACTCCAGATCGATGTGGTGTGGATCAGGAACGGGCCCCTCCAGGCCGCGACGATGTCGGCGACGGTTTGTGCGGTGCCGCCGATCGATGCGGCGAGGACACTGATGGGACGATGATCCGGGATCCGGAGCTGGGAGGTGCCGGAGCCGGGGAGTTGTTCCCGGGCGTACCGTGGAACGAACTGGACACCGCAATAGTCGGCGAAGAGGTCGGAGATCCGGGTGCGGTGCTCATCGATGGTGGCGGCGGAGAGTCCGGAGAGGGGGGTCTGCTGATCCGACACCTCGAAGGCTTGAGCCTCGGCGATAGTGAACAGACGCCCACCAACAATCTCGATCGAGTCCTCGACGACGGCTGTGGTGTCGGTGCGGGTCCAGGTGACATGCAGCCGGTTGAGGGCCGTTTGGATCGCGAGCGAGTACGTGTAGGTAGTCGTGGCCCCGGTGCCGTTCTTCGTCGCCGGGGTCGACGCTTGGACCACCTCGCCGGCTTCGCCGACGATGGCGATCGTGACATCACCAGCGTCGGCTTGGACGCCGTCCTCGTACCAGATCTTCGTCAGGGTGATGGGCCCAGTGTTCTTGAGGACGGTGAGCTCGCTCATCAGCCTCCTTCGCTGCTGGTGACCTGCAGGACGCCTTCGATCACAGCCGAGACGAGCAGCGCCGCCTCGAGGAACTGAGGCGGAGGCTCACCGCCGGTGACTGTGACCGTCTTGGCGGTCTCGGTCTCGGAGGCTTTCCCGACGGTGATCGTCACCGGTCCGGGGGCCGCGGTGACCGTCTTCGCCGTCTCTGTCTCCGCTGCAGTCCCGACGGTGATCGTCACCGTCGATGAGACCGTGATCGGCTTGGCGGTCTCGGTCTCGGAGGCTTTCCCGACGGTGATCGTCACCGGTCCGGGGGCCGCGGTGACCGTCTTCGCCGTCTCTGTCTCCGCTGCAGTCCCGACGGTGATCGTCACCGTCGATGAGACCGTGATCGGCTTGGCGGTCTCGGTCTCGGAGGCGGACCCGACGGAGACGGCGACCGGGCCGGGAGCCGCGGTGACCGTCTTGGCGGTTTCGGTCTCTGTGGCCTTCCCGACGGTGATCGACTGCAACGGTGGGGCCGAAGTCCACGGAGCGGTGACCTCGTTGTTGGTTCCGCCGTGAGCGACGGTGATCGTGTCTGCGCCACCATGATCCCTGGTGGACCGGATTCGGTAGACGACTTTGAGCCGGTCGCCGGCCGCCCAGGTACCCAGGTCGATCGCGGTGCGGGTGAAGGTCTTGACACCTGCAGTCGCCTGCTGTTCGGCGGTGAACGCCGAGATCGCCTGCTGAACCCCTGCCGAGTTGACCCTGGCCACCGCGACGGAGATCTCGTAGGAGGTGGCCCCGGTGGTGATATCCAGCTCGACGGCGTAGTCGCCGGTGATCCCGTCCGCGCCGGGTACGCCCACGTCGGTGAACCCGAGCGAATCTTCGGTTGCCAAGTTGACGACCGAGAACGACGACGACCCGGTGGCGTCGGCAGCCGGATCGAGGACCGCCTTGGTGAAATCGGCCCCGCCGGTAAGACCGGAGTTGGTGTCGGTCCGCCGGTAGGTGGTGCTCATGGGGTCACTTCCCGCCGTGCCAGGTCATGGACCCTCCGGTACGACTCGCCGTCGGTCCACAGCCCCATCTTCACCGGCTCATCGGAACCTTCTGGGGTGCCCAGGTACTCGTAGATCGACAGCTCATTGCCGACCTCTTGGACAGTCGTTCCCGCTGGCAGGTGGTAGTAGACGACGCATTGGACCCCGAAAGGGGGAGCTTCGGCCCAGGTGCCGTCCTTCGAGGTGAAGGTGGAGCCGTCGGCGTAGAAGACGGCCCACGACTTGATCGGCAGCACTCAGGCGCTACCGTACCAGCCGTTGGCGGCGTCGAAGTCGGCGACGATGTCACCGCCGTTGGGGGTGACGGAGAAGTCGTGGTGGGTGAGTGGGATGATGTTGGCGTCGGTGCCGGCGCCGGTGTCGTCGTCGTAGACCATCAGCAGTTTCACCCACACCTCAGCAGCGGCCTGGCTGATCGCCGGGAACGTCTCGTCGGTGGCGACGATCTTGGCGGTGTTGGCGGTGTCATCCACTGAGGCGACGACACCGTCGGCGGTGCCCCGGGCGTATCCGGTGGACGTGGCCTCCGTGTTACCGGCCGCGGCGATGAGCGCGCTCAGGTCGTCGTAGTTGTTGAGCACGTCGTCGGCTTCGGTCGCCTCGAGGATGACGATGAGGATGGCGTCGGCGGCAGCGGGGAGTCCCGCGTAGTACGCGGCTTTCCCTCGAGCGATGTTCATGACCTGGTTTGCCATCAGTGTCCTTTGAGTAGGTCGACGCCGAAGCGGTCGACGAGTTCGAGATGCGCCAACGCGAGCCGGACCGCTTGTCCGGTCCGTACGATCTGGGGTTCTAGGAGCCGGGCGGTGAAGGTGCGGCCCTCATATACGAAGAGGAGCCGGTCGAAGGTTTCGACGGAGGACGGGGTCCACACGAGATCCGACGGGTTGCCGTGGTCGTCGATGAGGATCGGGATGACCGCGACGGTGCGTGATCCGTCACGCAGGTAGCAGCGGAGCTCGCCGTCGAACCCGCCCCGCAGGGGGGCGGCGTGTTCCCGTTCGTGAGCGGGATGCACCCGGACCCGTTGCGTGTAGGGGTGACCGTTGGACTGGAACACGTTCAGTTCGAGGACTTCTTCCGCCGCTTCGGCTTCGCGGGCTCCTCTACGGCGGCCTCGGCCTCGGGTTCGGCCGTCTCGACCGGGGGCTCCTCGGCCGATGCTTCGGCGGCAGGGCCCTCCGCGGATGCGGCTTCCGCCTCAGCCGGGGACTCCTCTTCGACAGCCGTGAACGGTGCCGCAGCGATGTCGATGAGCCCATATCTGGCTGCGTCGGCAGCCGGGATCTCTGCGCCTGCACCGGCGAAGAGCCATCTGGCAGCCGGGTCGCCTTCGGGGACGATCCGGTCGTCTTCGGTCCTGTAGAGCCGTTCCGTCGCGATCATGATGTTCCTTTCAGGCGAGGTGGGCTGACACCGAGTACGTGATCGAGTCGGCGTCGGCGTGGACCGCGGTCAGCGTCCATTCGTTGGGGATCAGGTCCTTGGCGATCAGGTTCGCTGAGACGGTGAGTTCCGGGTGGATTCGCAAGACGGTGGTGCCGATGCCGGTGATCGCCGCGGATGCGAGGATCGTGTAGGTCTCACCGGACACCGGATCCGATCCGAGGATGGTGAACACCACCGACGGTGTCGCCGACGCCGCGGTGACATCGATGACGAGCACCATCCCGGCGACGCTCCCGGAGGTGTTTTTGAAGGTGTCGACGGTGGGTGTCGCGGTGCGGGCCGCTGAGGCGAGCACCGTGACCGCTTCACCACGTCGAACGCGTTGGGTAGCCATCAGGCAGCGAAGGTGATCGCGCCGGAGGCAGCCAGTTCACCGTTCGGGAGAACGACGATCAGGTAAAAGGTGTCCGTGCCGGCTTCGGTGATGTTGATGTCGATGTCGCCGTCGGCTTCTGATGTGAGCATGAACGCCTTCTTGGCGACCACGTCGATCATCAGACCGTCGGTACCGATCGCGACCGCGCCGGATGGGGCGGTGGCGACGACCGAGTCGCCGGCGGCGTCGTCGGACAGGTAGGCGAACACGGAGGCCCGCTGGGCGAGGGCGCCCTTGCCGTTCAACTGGACGGCGACGTTGATGACGTCGCCGGCTTCTGCGCCGACGGTGAAGCCGACAGATGAGATCAGGTTCCGTTTCCGAGCTCCGGCAACGGTGGCCATGGGTTACCCCTTTATGGGTTGGGAGGGTGGGTGGACCCCGCAAGGTCCACCCACCCTCTGCTGGTTACGGTCAGAGACCGGTGACCTCGGCGAAGGCCTTGGGCCGGTAGTGGGCCATGGCGACCCGGAGGTCGGCACGGATGGCCTGCTTGCCCTTGATGAAGAAGTCGTCGTGGCTGTTGGACACCTGGACATCGACGCCTCTACGGACGTAGAGGGTCGAGTGGTTCAGGTAGTCGCCGAGAACCGCCTTGGTCGCGGTGACCGCGTTGGTCTTGACGACCGGGACTCCCCAGATCGTCATCGGTCCGGCCTGGGACGGATGGCCCCAGATGTAGATCCCGTCGGCGGTCTGCGCCAGGACGACGCTCTGCCACTTGGCGGCACGGATGAACACGGCGCTGGGATCAGCGAACCCGTCGTCGTTGACCAACACGATCGCCTTGTAGATGGCGTCTGGGATCGAGTCGGCTCCGAGAGCCTGCACTTGGATACCCGTGACGTTCTCCGTGCCCTCGATGAACGGGGTGACCCCGGATCCCACGAGGACCTGCGAGTCGAGTCGCTGCCGGACCATGAAGCCGAGCCGCTGGTCGACGTACGCCGCGGCCTCCTCCTCATCCTCGAGCTGCTGGTCGGTGACCGGGAGAAATGCCTTGACCGTCTCGACCGGCTTGGATCGCTCGGTGAGGACCAGGGCCCCTTCACCGTACAGGCCGCCTTCAGCGGTCTCAGCAGCGTTGTTAGTGAAGGTGGTTTCCTCCATGAACTTCACGGACGACTGCCTGGTGGGCAGGGTCGGGATGAAGTCCACGACATGTGGGGCCGGTCGGGTCGGGAACAGGGAAACGATCCCGGTCCGGGTCGACTCGGGGGCCCATCCGGCGGTTGTTTCGAACAGCGTGTTTTTGATGTTCGGGACCTTGAGCGCGGCTACCGGACCCGTGCCCTGACCGGCCCTGTAGCCCTTGTAAGCGTCCGATTCGACGAACAGCTGACCGAGGCTCTTCACCGCGCCCTGCAGCGCACCGGGTTCGCCGGGTTCGGAGCCGGCTTCGATGGCCTCACGCTCCTCGCCGGCCGCCTTGGCGGCACGCTCGAGGTCGCGGAGCTTCTCGAACTCGGCCTTGAGCTCGTCGATCTCGGTGTTCTTGGCGCGGATCCACTCGACCTTGGCATGGGAATCGCCAGTCAGGCTGGTGACCTTGTCCATGTCACGGTCGGGACCCGCTGCGTCGAAGACGGCTTTGAGCTCGTCTCGCTTGGCGTTGAGACGCTCCTGCGTCTCCTTGAGCTTGGGGAACGACATTTTCAGTCTCCTTGAGTGATGTCGACGAACCGCAGGTACTCTGCGAGCACGTCGTCGGTGGGTGACGCGAGGGCGTCGTTCAGGCGGTTGTGGGCGGCCTCGAGCCGTTCGAACGACTCGACGGAGTCGTCTGAAAGCGGCGGCTTGCCCTGTTCGCGTCGGAAGGCGATGACCTCCTCAGCGCGGGTGATGAGCTGCTCGACGTCGGTGACGACCGACGCTGCCTGCTCTGAGAATCTGAGTTCGCGGGCCATGTTGCTGGCCTCCTGACGGGCGGGTTTGACGACCTCGTCGGCGAGGCCCGCTTCGACGGCCTCCTCTGCGGTGAACCAGGACCCGGCGTTCATCAGCACGAGCCAGTGGTCGACGGGCTTGTCGCTGCGTTCCGCGTAGATGCCGGCGAGGACGCTGGTCTGCATGTCGAGCACATCTGCCATTTCCCGCATGTCTCCGGCGTCACCGATGGCGAGACCCCAGGCGTTGTGGATCATCTGCTGTGACGCGGTGAGCATGACCCGGTGGTCGCCGGCCTGGACGACGATCGAAGCGGCGGAGGCGGCCATCGAATCGACCCGAGTCGTTACCCGGGCCGGGTGGGCGCGGAGCGCGTTATAGATGGCGATCCCGGCGAACACGTCGCCGCCAGGGGATGAGATCTGGACCATGATCTCGGCAGCGGTGACCTCGGCGAGCTCGCGGGCGAAGTCCTCCTCCGTGATCCCGAAGTAGCCGATCTCCTCGTAGATGCGGATCTGCGCGGGGCCATCGGTGCCGGTCTTGTTGGAGATCGAGTACCAGCTGCCCGCCGCGCGGGGCATCCGGTCAAGGATCTTCCTGCGGTCGATCATTCGGACCCTCCTGGGGCTTGGAGTTGGACGGAATAGAGGCCGGAGTGGACGAGGCGGGTGAAGTCGCCGGTGGTGACGGCTTCGACCACTGATGCGGGGTTGTATCCAGCGTCGGTGAGGCGGGCGATCGTCTCCGCTTGGGTCTTGTCGATGTCCGCCTCCTCCTTGGCGTCCTCGCGAAGGAAGGGGATGTCCCGGTCGTCGTACCAGAGTTCCGTCGTCGGATCCGGCCTGGTGAGTACCCGTTGCGCGGAGGCGGACACGGACCGCCACAAGGGTCGAAGGGTGCCGTCGGCGAATCGGCGTCTTGCGGCTGCGAAGTTCCCGGCGTTGAGGCTGGAGCCGGCGAGGCCCTCCGAGAGGCCGACGATCACCGGGTGGACCCCGGCGGCGGCCGCGATCCGGGTCTCGCCGGCACCCTGAGTGACCTTGAAGTCGAGCTGCTCGAGGTTCGCTCCGACGACGGTGGCGTCGGCACCGCCGCCGAGATGCATCGTCTTGTAGGCGTTGTGGACGCCTTCGTGCCGTTCCTTGAACGAGGCGACGAAATGGTCGAAGTCGGCGGTCGAGACCGATGCGTCGTAGGAGACGACGAGGCCGGGGATGGCGCCGTTCTCGAAGAAGCGTTGCTTGTGCTTGGTGGCCGCCGAATCCGATTTGATCTCGTTGAGGACCGGGGTGAGCCACGACATGCCCCGCCACTGCGCCGCCGGATCCGGGATCGGTGAGTAGTGGATCACCTCAGCCGGGGTCAGCAGCGTCGGGTCGCCCCTGGGCGGCGAGTAGATGTACAGGACCGGTTTGGCGTCGACCGCGTACGGGTTGTCGTCCTCGGAGCCGGTGACGATCGTCACCCAATCCGGACGCAGGTTGCGGATCCGGCCGTCGATCTTCGCCCCGTAGTAGTTACCGGCGAGGGACGCCCCTTGCTCGCAGTGGGCGAGCAGTTCGCCGGTGGTTCCGTTGGGCCACGGTTCTTTGAGCAGGTCCAGTTCGGCGTTGTCGAACAGCTCCCCGGGACGGCCGTCGGTGATGGTCCGCCACAGGAACCGGGCTTCTGAGAACACGAGGAGTCGGGCGAGGATGCATGCAAAGACCACGCCGTTCGACTTGTAGGCGTCCCGGACGTACCCCAGGTAGTCGTTGCCGATCGTCTCTTTCTCGCCGAGGCTGCCCATGAACATCAGCGGCGGGCGCTGCGCCCAGAACGGTGGTTCCGACCAGGCGTTGAGTACCCGGCGCAGGACCCTCATCGGCGGGTCTCGGCAAGCACGAGCCACGCCCATCCGCCGAGAAGGACTCCGCCGACGATCAATCCGGACGGCCTGTGAACTGACCCGACCCCTGCGACCACCAGGCTGCAGGCGATCGCAGTGAGAGCGGCGAACAAGGACTCTCGGAAGGTCATGGCGGGCTCCTCTACGTGAAGGCGACGAGCGGCACGGTCGCCTCGAGGGCCCCGGCTGCGATGGCATCCCCCCGGGCTTCGTAGGACAGGACCGCGGCGGTAGCGCCGTCGATCTTGAGGGCCGGGGTCTCCTTGGTGATCACCCACATCTGCCGGCGCTTGTCGTCGTAGATGTTCACTGCTTGGCGTACCGCGTTGCCGATGTGCCGGTCGAGGACCGGGTCACCGTCGTGGGTGAGATCCCCGGCAGTCACCGCTGCCGTGTGGGCACGCACCGCGTAGGCCATCGCCTTCTGCCGGTTCGTCCACCAGGCGAGAACCTTCTTGTCGGACCAGCGGCCCTGCCAGCGGTCGAGGAGCCCCTCGATGTATTGGGGGTCGACATAGACCCGCCACACCTTGAACTCGTCGAACGCGTCGGACATGACACCGTCGACGTCGTCGAGGGGATGCTCGTGGTCGTCGTCGCCGGGCGGGGATTCCCAGATTCCGAGCGGCCACTGGTGGCCGGTCGCTACGTCTGTGGCGACGACCGCGAGCGAGTCGCCGAAGCGGGCTCCGTCGACGCCGATGACGATCACCGACCCCGCCACCGGACGCTTCGCGGGGGACGCCTTGGCTCTCCATGCCTTGATGTCGTAGGCGGCGGCGGCGGATTGGCGGACCCGGTTGGCGAAGAAGCGTTCGGCTTGCGCGACGTCGTTGAGTCCGATGAGTTCGATGACTTCGGATTCGACGCGGGCCAGATCCACCCACCAGGACCCCTCATACCCTCTGCGGAGCACCTTCTTGCGTTCGCGGGGGTTGGTGAGGTCACCGGGACCCGAGTCGATGAGCATCTTGTAGACGCCGGGGGTCTTCGACTCGTAGGTCTGTTGGGCGACGGAGTGCTGGGTGGGGTTCCAGGCGTTGCCCGTGGCCAACCATCTGCCGCCCATGCCGGCGATGTTCCGGCGTTGGGTGTCGGCGAGGTTCCGGCCGCCGTTGCTGGGCGTCCAGTCATGCTCTTCGTCTTGGACCGCGAAGGTGAGCCGCTGACCGAGTCGGGATCTCGCTGAGGCGGTGACCCGTTCGATGCGGCCGCCCTCACGGAGGTTGATCCGGGTTTCGCCGATGTCGGGGATCACCGTGGCGAGGGGACCTTCGGCGATCATCGGCATCAGGGCCCGCCACACGTTGGCGGTCTGCGCCTCCGAGACCGCGGTGACCTGGATCCAGGGCGTCGACCAGGGCCGCCCGACGGGTTCACCGTCTGCGTCCCAGCCGTCGAACACGACCGGGCCCTCCGCCTCCGCGGCGGTGACAGCCGCCGCCAACGGTCCTTTACCCCACTTCTGCGGTGCTACCAGTTGCCCGCCGCGCTCATACACGAACGCCCGGGACGGTCGGCCCTCACGGACCTTCGCGGCCGGGTGGAGGCGGTAGTACCAGAGAAGAAACAGCGCCTGCTTCTCTGACAGTCGCAGCGGTTCGCCCGCATGGTCACCGTCGGGAATCACGCAGAGCGATTCGATCCAGTCGGCGACCACATAGCCGAGTGTCGGGAACTCGCCTTCGACCTCCGCGCCCCTCCAGGGCATCAGCCGGAGTCGACGGCGCGGAGGCTACGAACGTTCGATCCCTTGCCACCGTCGATAACCTCGAGTTCCACTGGCACCTCCCCGGGGAGCAGCCAGCGGAGATCGCGGCGGCCCTTCGGGGACAGGCCCAGGGTGTCCTTGTAGAGGCGGATCTGGACAGCCATCGTCGACGTCGGCGAATCCCAGGCGACGTCGATCATCCGGAGGAGGAGCTCGACTGTGCCCCGGTCGCTGGCATCCCACATCGACGCCATCGGGGAAGCCCACCAGCGGACCCACTCCGCCTTCGCGTACGCGGAGAACCCGCCTTTCGGATACGGCTGAGGCAGACGCGGGGCCTTGACCTTCGGGCGGTCGAGAACCACCCACTCCCCTCGAGTCGGCTGGTTCCGGCGGCGGCGTGCGGTCGGATCTTTGGGCGCCGGGCCCCTACCAGCCATGACGGATCGTCATTTCTGAGAATCTCCAGACTCGGCTGACCCGTACAGAAGGCGAAAAGGCGGGCATGGTCTGGCGGGCGGGCGCGTTTTACGTCGCGACCCCTCCCCCCCGGCCGAATCCGCCGTCATGGAGGGCGGTCTTGGCTGAGTGGCAGGATTGGCAAAGGGCTTGCAGGTTGGCCCAGCTGTTGTCGCCCCGGGGCCCTGACCCGTCACGGTGGTCTACGGCAGTGGCCGGTCTCGAGCATCGCTCGCAGTTGGGATGGGCAGCCAGGTAGGCCTTGCGGATCCGCTGCCAGGCAGCGTCGTAGCCTCGCTGCCAGGCTGTACCTCTGCGGTGCACCGGGCAGTGCCCCCCCTGGGTGATCTGTGGGCAGCCGGGTACTGAACAGACCCCGGCCCTCCGGCGGCGGCTCATCCGTCGGTGGGGTTGAGGCTGGCCACCCCACGCCGGGTAGCCCGGTTCGGGATGGAGACCAGCAGCCGCGCTGCACGACGCTGGACGTACCGGATGCGGGCATCTCGAGGTTCTCGGCCGCGAGCTCCCACGGTGCCAGGGACAACGATCGAATCCGTCACAGATCAGTGACCTGTGAGCAGGAGGACCACACCGATGACGATGAGGATCAGACCCAGCGACATTTCAGAAGGACCTCCTTAGAGAAGTGTCCGAGGGTGGGGCAATCAGCGTCCAGTCCCGGCCGAGGCATGGAGAGCAGCGACCGAATCCGCCAGGGACCGCATGAGTGTTCGGAGGAGGTCTTGGCGGCCTTGGAGGATGCGGCCGTCGAAGATGTCGTGATGCGGGCGGCAGAGGCCGACGAGGTTCAGGGGGTTGCGGAGACTCGGGCGACCGCCCATCCCGGACGGTTCGATATGCGCCTTATCAGCCCAGGGTTCATGGCAGCCGGGAATCAGGCATTCGGTGCCCTGCCGGCGGATGACCGCCTCGATCAACTCGGATTCAGACAGCTTGGAGGGTGTCAGCGAAATGGGCGCCGCGTCCATGATCAGGCCACCTCACATCGATGATCCAACCGTGACGAGTCAACCGGCACCCCGTCACCACACCAGCGCGGCGATGCCAGCGGGAACCCAGGACCTTGACTCTCATGCCGATAGGAAACGGTGAAGTCATGAGGCGAGGGATCGGGCAGTCTCCGATGACGAAGGGAAAGGGTTGCTGCTCGCCCTCACCAAAGGGCCAGTCGTTACCTCATGGCCCGGGTCCCGTTCCCCCGCGTCCAGGGGTCTCTCCCGGCCGCTCCGGTCCCGGCTTTGAATCGGCCGTTTCCACATGGGAGGTCACACCGGGATGATCCAGCGGTACGAGCAGCAGTAGCGGGGGCACGATTCGAACGTGCGGCCTCCGGAATATGACTCCGGCGCGCTAACCAGACTGCGCCACCCCGCGAAGAACTCCCCAAGCCCCCCAAGCTACGACGAATGCCAGTGCCATACGCCGCCCGATGAATCGTTACGAGGTCCTTGGCCCCGGGCACATTCCAGACCCTGTGGGGTCAGCCGGGGGACTCGAGAAGAACACCCGGAGCGAGGAAGACAACCCCGGGAACCAGTGAAGGCACCTCAGCGTCCAGACGCACCGGTGCCATCCTCAGGGCACTCTAAATGACACCGATGTCATTTGCAAGCCATTCGACGACGATACCCCAGGACATCCCTCACAAACCAAGCAGACCGTCAAAATGACGGCCTGAGGTCACCCCAGGAACAGGGTCTCAGAGGCGCGCACCGAATCGCCGTCGACGACGATCAGGCCGTTGCGGCGGAGCACCCCCAGGTACGTCGAGAACGTCCCACCCGAAACCTCGTAGCCCGCCATCTCGGCCAGCGTCTCCCTCGTCAACTCCCCCGGATACGCCTCGACCAGAATCCTCAACATGGACCGCTCGCCTTTTCTGAGGGCGGATAGCCAGTGGGCCAGGACCTCCTGGGTGGTCTGTGGGGATGGGATCTCTACGCCGAGGTGGTCTAGTCCCTGGTCGGTGATCGTGACTATCCCGTGTTCTTCGGTGGCGAGGCCGTTGCGTTTGAGGACCCCGAGGTAGGTCGTGAACGTCCCGCCCGACGGTGCATAGCCGGCGAGGGTCCCGAGCTGGGCCCTGGTGACCCGGAACTCGTTGTGTCGGGCCAGGACCTCCAGCATCTTGCGTTCACCCTTCCGGAGGCGACCGGCCTGGTCGGCTGTCGGCAGTGCGAGCGCGCTCGAAGGCTTGGGTGGCACCCTGGACGGGGCCAGCTTGCTCGTCGGGTTGCGGCGTATAGCCGTTTTCGTCATCGCCGCGGACACGAGAGCCGTCACCTGCTCAACCCCTGAAGAGATGCTCTCACCGAGATCCCGCAACACTCGGAGCTCCTCGCCGGTGAACACCGGCACCTCCACGACCCGCTCCTCGACCTTCGCCTCCATCACCGGCGGCTGCTTGCGAGCCTTCGTCAACTCCCGGCGGAGGCCTGTGATCGTCTTACGCAGCTCCCTCGGGTCCTCAGCCTTCGCCCGCTCGATCGTCGCCGACATCCGGACACGCAGACCCTCCAAATCCACGTCCGCCAACTTCACCGACCGCGGCTTCGAAGCCCCCGCCTTCGGAGTCGCCGACGAATCGAACGTCTCACGCCGACGAATCTCCACCCTCTTGAACACATCCAGCCACCCCGGGGACCACACCCATGCCGTGCCGATCGGCAGCGACGGCAACGAATCCATCACCTCGCGGCGGCGCTCCTGATCTCCGTGCACCTTGATCCACTCGTCCACCGCGTCCCGATCCTGAGGAGCGATCGTACGCATCGCCACCAGCACCTCAGCCTGAGTCAACACGTCCTTGTTCAACACCGCCGACCGCTGCGTCACCAGCGTCACGCCAATCCCCCGGGCCCGGCCCCGACGAACCAGGTCCTCGACCGCGCCCAACATCCTCGCCTGATCCTTCATCGGCCTCTGAGGAGCAAACGCGTCCGCTTCATCGAGGATCAGATGCAGCGCCTCCCGATTCCGGTGATACAGCTGCTCCGCGAAGTCCGTCACGAACCGACGCTGCTCACCCTTCCGGAACTCCGACAAATCGATCACCACCGACGCCCGGTCGTCCACCAGGAAATCTGCCACCACCTGGCCGCCCGTCGATTCCAGAGGAACATCCCCATGACGTCCCCCCATGATCACAATCGGCAACCCCGCGCTCTTGCCATCCGCCGAGGACCGCAACCCCCACCACACCCCGATCGGGTCCAGGACCGCGACAGGAAGCGACGCCTTCACCAGCTCCTCAGCGAACACCGACGCCGTGTAAGTCTTACCCACCCCACGCTTCGCCAGGATCGCGAACGTCTCCGTCACCGCCTCAACAGGCAACCTCAAATTCGGAGCCAACCGCAGCTGCGTCACGGTTCCGTCCTGGCACTTTCGTCGATCAGTTGCACTCCCCGCAGAAACGACAACGCCCACTCCGCCACCCGAGCGAGCACCACTTCCTCGGGGTCCATCTTGTGAGGATCACCACCGACCGCTTCGATCTCGTCATAGTGCCACTTCAGCGCTTCCTCAATCTCTGCGAGTGTCGGCAGGTCAGCCATCACTCGCTCCCCTCAGCCAACGCATCAATGGGAATTAGGAAATAGTCGCCGACAGAGACCGCATTGAAATCGACCCACCAACCTCGGCCGTGAGCCATCTCCTCCACTATCACCTTCGGCCAGTGGCCTTTGAGAAGTCGCAGCAATAGACTCATCCCCCCATTGAGAGCGGCAAGGTCGCTAAAAGTGATGTTGTCAAGGTCTTCGACCGCCAGTCAGTTTCCTCGATACTACCTCTAGCCGTTCAAGGTCGCTCATCCTTCGCTCCTATCGTGTCTGATGGCATTTTTTTTCATATCGGCGGTTCATCCTTTTCGTCATCAACCATGCACCCGCAGCCGCCGAAATCACTAAGATCAAACAGTTCGGGCGATGCTTGCGACCGCTCGCGGAACTCGCGCATGGTCAAAGGCTTCGTTACACCACCACGACGGTCCCGCATGATCGCCACATCCTTCCCTGTCCGTTCCCTGAACGCTTCCTCTTGTGCTTCGTGTTCGGCATACCGCTCAGGCATGTTGGCAAGCAGAGCGGCGAACTGGCCGTGACCCGCCTTGACACAGAACCCGCCGCAGTTGTTGTGTGCTGACCACTCATAAAGGCGGGGGATGCGCAAACCTGCTGTCTTGGCCCACGATTCAACTTCTGCCCTGTCGGGATAGGGTGATTCGCACAGTGGCGCGATTAGGCGGTAAGGCTCCCATCGCGGAGCCGCTCGCTCATATCGGTGGATCTCTGTGAAGTCGATCCCGAGCGCCACCTCCGTATCGGACGGATCAAAGTTCGCTTCAATCCACTTACGGGCCAGGTCGCGTTTGAGAATACGAGAACAGATGTCCACCCTGGTGTTCCCAATGAAGTTCTCGTCGGTGAACACCTGCCACACATCGCGTCCATCGGCGAGGACATGAAGGGGTGCGCCGATGTTGCCCGCGGCCTGGATGAGCCAGCGGTACAAATCTTCGTCCTCAGTGCGGGTGTCAGTAAACAACAAGACGAGATCGCGGTCTTGGTCGGCGAGGCGGCGGGCCGCTGCCCATGATCCAAGCCCACCAGAGAACAACACCACTACCTTCATGCGAATTCACAAGTCTCGGTTGTAGCAAGGCAGAGATAGGCGCAAAGACACACACGCCTGTTCTCGCGATTCACAAGGAGCGAGCGGCCCGAGAGGCCAAGAATCTCATCGCCCACCTGGAGGCGGTGGGTCGTAGACCCCTTGCTGTCTTCCACCCTTACGCTAACCGCGCTGCCTTGGTTCGGTGTCTCACCCATCAGTCGCTCCCCCTCGCCGCCATAGGCACCAGAAGAATCTGTCCAGCCACACAGGGGTCTTCATCGTCATATCCAAGACACCGCGACTCGATGGCAACCATCCAAGCCCGCATATGTGCGACACAGCCGTCGATGACTGGCCAATCCATACGAGCACCCTCAGGGACAGGGACCAGCACAACAGTTGTCAAAACGCAGCCGCCCTCGCCTGAGCGATCGCACGCAAGCGGGTCGCCGACGAACACCGGATAGGTCAGGTTCTCGTGAGTTACACACCAGGGCATTGTCGGGTACTTCCTCTCAGCCATCACTCGCTCCCCTCAGCGAATCGCGAGAAGTCCAGATCGGGTACTTCGATCTCCCAGTCATCGGGTGTGATTGCCACGATTCCCCTGTCCAGACGGAGCAACGCCATCTCCTCGTCTGTGTAGTCGGGACCATCGAACCGTCGCTTGCGTGCTGCCAATTGCTCCTCGCGGCTCAGGTTGTGGACACAGTGACGATGGTGACGGTGGGGTTCGCCTGCACGCAGGAGGGACACCACCCACGCCAACGGATCGACCTTCATCTCAGCCATCACTCGCTCCAGTCTCATGTGAGTCGCCACCACCAGCGGCCCAGCTCCTGATACTTCGTCACCAGACGCCTCCCACGCACCTCCCGGCTCGAAGCCCGCTCCAACGTCCGCTCCCGGATCCCAGCCTCCTCGGCGCGGGTGATGACCAGCGACGCTTCCACCGGACCGCTGCGTAGGGTTTCGGATAGGAAGTCGGACGCGGCGCGGATCGCGGTCTTGCGGTGGGTGTGGTCGCGGCCGTCGCATCCGCAATGCCCGCAGAGCATCTGCAGCCGGATCCGGGCGCCCTTCGGGTTCTCGAACATCTCCTCCGCCGCGTCGGCCGCCTCGGCCAGGACCCGGTCGACGAGTTCCTTGCCTTCCCGCCACATCGCCGTCGCCGACCCGGGGGCCGGCCTGTCGAACTGTGACCGGTTGCCACCACCCGGGGCAGCCACCGACGACGACGGCGCCGGCCAAGCCGCGTCAGCCAGATGCAGGTAGGCACGCAACAACTTCACCACCGGGTTATGACCCGGATCCAACTCGAGGAGCCCCGCCAGACGCGTCTGATTCCCACGCAGCACCCGGTTCGCTTCCTCCAACCGTTCCAGGTCGCGGTGTAGTTCACGGCTCCCCACCCTCATCAAGCCGCCCCTTTCGACACGTCCGCCAACGGCCGGTACTCGCCCTCCAGCACCATGCACGCCTGGCGCCACGGGACCGCGTCGATCCGTTCCGCCGGATCTGGGAGCGCGTTGAACTGCGGGTCCGGTTCCCCGAGCCGTTCGTCGATCACCAGGCGCAGGATGTCCGCCGGGTCGGGACGGAACTTCGAACCGATCTTCGACCGGAGCCTGGCCACCGCGAACAGCACCGACGCCAGCGTGTAGGGGCGGGTCTGCTCGGCGAGGCCCCGCACCGCCTCCTCCGACCAGGGACCTTGCGGACCTGACACCCCCGGCCACTCCGCCTCCAACTTGTCAATCACCTCGAGGAACTCGACGCCAGTCACGGCTTCCTCCTGTCCTCGTCTGCACCCCATGACCCGGTGATATGCGGCATCCCGAGAGCCTCACCTATGGCGAACACGCGGGCGACCCGGTCACCGAACTCGGCTTCCAACCGCATGTAGGCGGCCCACACGTTGGGTACAGGTGTGACGGATTTCATCCCGACACCACCCGCGCCGCTCGGGCGACCGCCTCCTGATGCCGGGTATCGCCGGAAGCAAACCGGTCATCGGCGGCGTCACCCCACTCGGCCCACTTCGACGCCAGCTCCATCGGAGTCGGCCGGAACCGGCGGGCCCTCGCGAAACGGGAACCACGGCGAATCACCTCGAGCGGCGACGCGTCGGTACGGCGGATCATCTGCGCCGCTTTGGCGAGACTCGGCCAGTTCTGGTCGGTGATGTCTTTCCGGCGCATCCCGCGGACTTCGATGAGGGCGGCTTCGATTAGGTCGAGGGGCCGGGAGTCGGTTCGGGTGTAGATCCACGGCGTGTCGGGCGACTCGACCCAACCGGTCTCCTCGAGTGTGGTTCGGAGTTGGTCGGGGGGGAGGATCAGGAGCTGCTGCAGGTCGGCGGGTACCGCCAGAGACCGAAGGTCTCGTCTCTTAGGTTCCTTGACTGGTTCCGATAAAGAGCGCGAATGTCGTGGATGTCCTGATTGGGTGTCGTCGTTGACACCATTAGCTGGTTCCAATCCGGTCACGGTGACCTCATTCAATCCGGTCACCATGACCTCATTGGAGGGAGGGGAATCAGGAACTGGTGACACCATTGGGCTCTCAGCCGCCGGTGGCGTAATCAGGTCACGGTGACGCCATTGATGATGCTTCGGCCACGCCGCCCTCGACGTCCCCGCCGGCAACAACATCCGCCACACCACCACCCGCCCCGTCTGACCCCGACGGTCACCCGTATCCTCAAGCAACCCCCGCGCCGCGAGACTCGCCAGGGACCGCTGCACCGTCTTCCGGGAGGCACCTGTCGTCTCCTCGAGGTACACCAACCCGGGGAAAGCGCCCTCGCCGTGAGCGTCCGCCGCGGCGGCGACCGAGATCAGAGTCAGCCTTTCGACCGGGCTCAACGTGCAGCCCTTCACGAACAGGTGGCCGGTGACGAACCCGAGCGCCTCGAAGCTCATGGCTTGTCCTTCTCGAGGAGGTCGGCGAGTTTGATGGCGAAGGCCGCGGCGGCGTTCAGGTCACCGTCGAAGTGACTGGCGAGGCGTTGGAGCCGGCCGAATGTGGGCCTACGGAACGAGTTGATCATCACCGTGCGGGATGCGGAGCTCGGGCCGTAGACCATGGCCAGCAGCTTGGTTTTCGTTCGCTTCGTTGGCAGCGTGCCGATCCCGCCGCAGCGAGGGCACAGATCCGGAACAGGGGCCGGGAGGACGAGTGAGGTCTCGATGAAATGCTTCCAGGTCTCCTCCGCCTGCTCGTGGTTGCTCCGCTCCCCCCGGCCGGCTACGGGGGCCCACTGAGCTCCGTTCCAATGCGAGGAGAACCGGCTGGCCGCCTCCGCCGGGCCGGACGGGTGCGGAAGCTCGTCGACCAACACCAACACTCGGATCACGTTGCTCGCGGTCTCCCGGTCGAGCTCCGCCAACGCGCAACCCGTGAACCCGCGCAGGGACCGCAGGTCGAGTTTGGTTTCGCGGGCGAGTTGTTGGATGCGGCTGAGCTGGTCACCGGAGGCTTTCATGGCGTCTCCTCGGTGCCGTCGACCTGGTGGGAACGGGCTCGTCTCGCTGTGAGGATGATCGAGACGACCCGGCGAACGGCTTCGTCGGAGAGCTCGGGTGGGTGCGCTTCCTCTATCCGATATCGACTCATCGCCCATACCGGATAGAGGAGTGCGTGCTCTGTTCGCGACATCGACGGCTGACGGTCAGGGTGAATAGCCCGCATTGGCTCACCCCGACGCTTACCGCGGCGCTCAAGGCACGGGTCGCCCACAGCAGCTCCACACGACGGGCATTCCACACTGTGTTCGTAGTCCGCCACGGCCACGGCTTCTTCAGGATCGGCGAACATGGAGTTCATGGGGTCTCCTCGGTGCCGTCAGCCGGCTCTACCCGGCCGCCCAGGCGAGCCTTGAAGTAGGCGACCGGGTCGAGCCGGCCGCCCTCGAGTTCGGTGAGAGCCGCCCTGATCATTCGTATCCGGCTCTGACCGGACGACCCGCCGTCTGGTAACACGCGGACCGCCCGGCCGTCAGGGAAGACCACCAGATGGCCCCCCTCCGAAGAGTCCTTGGACCGCAGGTAGCGGACCCGGGCACCCGCCGGGAGGCTTCGACTCGCGCCGTAGGCTTTCCAGGTCATAGGGCCGTCCAATCAACCGACTGACGGGGATCGGTGGAGAACTCCCGCATCGACAGACCCGCCCGCCGGCCGGCCATGTAACGACGGCCGTATGCGCGGTTCTGCGCGGCGCATGCAGAGCAGTGGCAGCCCCTCACATACCCGCCCCGAGACGGCAGACGCGCGAAACGGTGTCTCACGACGTCTAGTCCTCCACCATGCGGATCAGGTCGGCCTGCTCGCGGGTCCGACGCACCGCCCATTTGCCGGGAGCGAGGGCGACGGCGCCGTGCTCGGCGTGGAGCACGTGCACCGGCTCGGCGACGTCGAGGACGGCGATGGTCAGCGCCTCCGAATCGGCCAGCCGCCGGGCGATACGGCAGGCCCCGGGTCCTGCGACGAGGACATGGGCGTGGACGCCTTCGACAAGCGGGACCTCCTTGGTGACCGGTTCCCATTCGACGGGCACGACAACCCCGTTCTCGGCGGCGAGGGCCATGGGGATGAACATCACGTCGCCTTGGGCGACGAGCCCGTCGGAGACGGGAATGTCCAGGTCCGCCCAGGCGTCGAGGACATGGGGATAGACATCGATCTTCGCTCTGTCAGCCAGCTCACTCAGCAGCATCTGCAGTTCCCTTTCATGTGCGTCGGGTCAAAGCGGCGTAGTCGTCTCGTCGGAGCCCGACACGCCACGCCGCGGCCGTCACCGGGTCCGAGATCTCAGAAGGCACCGTCTCGACGTACCGGCGACGGGTGCCGTCACGTTCCACCGAACCGTTCGTCATCAACAGCAGCCGCACCCCCGACGGGTATAGGCCCTCAGGAGGGTCGAAGAGGAGCAGCTCATGCGGCGCGTTTCCCGGATCCGGAGCATCCGCAACCGGTATCAACCCAGCCTGCGCGATCCACCGATCCCACCCATACGATTCGATGCCCGCTCGGCGAATCTCGGCGTTAGGTTCGTTGGCGATCAACTCCAAGGTGGGCTGCTCGCCGACCCATGAGGGGACGTTGAGGCCATGCCAGAACCACAGACCGAAGCCGTCCCGGAATCGGATCGACGGACCGTCCTCCCGATGCAGCCTCCGGCGTCCGACGATCGTCTCCAAGTGGATCGCTTCCGGGGTGTCGCAGGCCATGACGAACTCCCGGTGCGGCCACCACCACCCGGCACCGTTGGCGTCCTGATAGGCGCCGAGCCGGTCCCACAGGTCGCCCTCGAGATCCAATCCGGCGACGTCCCGGTAGAAGGTGCGCCACCCAAGCCACCCAGCCCACCACCGGCCACCGTTGTACTGGTACCAAGATTGGCGGACCGCCGAGCGGACCGCCGAGTGGACCGCCGAGTCGACCGCCGAGCCGACCGCCGAGCCGACCGCCGAGCCGACCGCCGAGCCGACCGCCAAGCGAACCGCCGAGCCGACCGCCAAGCCGACCGCCGAGTCGACCGCCGAGTCGACCGCCGAGTCGACCGCCGAGCCGACCGCCGAGCCGACCGCCGAGTCGACCGCCGAGTGGACCGCCGAGCCGACCGCCGAGCCGACC